ATCCGCTCCTTATTAAAATGCTCTGACCACCGACAGGCGACTTGCGCCGCTTCCAGGCTTCGCCGAAAAAGGACTGACGCTGAAAGTTTTTATCAAACTCATCAGCCACATTCACCCGGATATCCTTGATGATCTTACGCAATAAGGCATCAATGTCGCTCATTCCTGATCCTCCTCGTTAAATTCAAAAAGTAGGGGTTCTTCTACCTTAGCTATTTCATTTTTAGGGTCAACGGAGGCTTGGAGTATGTTATAGAAGGTACGCTCGGATATACCATAAATCGGATACACATATCTCAGCCAGATCTCCCTGTTCGAGAGACCGCTCTTGAAGTGGTGGTCATATATCCTGTTGATATCTCTGACACGCTTCTTATAACTAACTCCGCGCCTCTTTTTTGCCATGCTAATAATCCACTACTTTATACATTCTGTCTAATTCTTTCTGAAGAACTTCCCGGAATGCCGGATTTGACCTTAAGAACTTACGTATAGGCCCCTGCATTTCGTGTGGTGATCCGCAGACTATAATTGCATTGTCGTCGGAAACTGCATAAGAACAGCTGTGAGCTTCGCGCAGATCCTTTGGCAGACTATCATTCTCATCGATAGTTTTCAACGCATGCCTAATGATGCTATCCTCTATCTTCCCCATACCGGTATCTATGATTCAGTCATTCCAAGGGGTATCCGCTTCCAGCCGCCGGTCTTTTCATCGCGGATCTCCGCGCGGATGAAGGTGCGTGACGGCAGTGGACGGTATGCCTCTTCGATGATCTTCACGCCCTCGATGAATTTGGAGTCGCCGGTATCCATCGCAATCTTGCGCAGTTGTAGTATGCGCTGGGCTTTGAGCGTGCCCTTGGCATCCTTGGCCAGCAGCTTCATTACCATACCCACCAGCGCCTGGCTCTTCTCGTCAGTCGCGAGGGACTGAATGTATTCTCTGATCATCCGGACACCGTCCTCAGCAGTATCCAGGTAGTTATCCAGGAGGTACTGTCCCAGGGTGATGCGCATAGTGCCGTCGCTATTGCTGAAGGAGTGACTCTGATAATTCATCTCCTCACCCTTTTTCATGCGGAACATCTCAGCTTTGAGTTCGAGAATAGTTTGGAAATTCTCGAAAATCTTTTCCTTGACTGTGCGGATATCTGTCGATACGTCGAGCAGCTGCGGAATGGCGAGGGCGATCTCCTCATCTACCATTTTAGCGTAGTCCATTCTTTGCTGCCTGGCGGCCTCTTCGCGGGCCTCCTTCTCTTTTTGAGCGCGGAACGCTTCCAGCTCCCGAACCTCTTCTTTTGTCATTGTCATTGTGACAACTGTACTTTTTGTTTCCATGATTTTATAAATTTATGATAATACTGTATTTTGCCTAATAGCTGAGTAAAGCTTGGCGATCTCACGGGGCTGGGGCTTTTCCTGAATTGCCTTGATGCCGCCTTTACGGATGATGCTCTCGAGCTTCGGTATAAGGGCGTTCAGCTCGTCGAGCGTCAGCTCTCTGAACCTCTTGCCGGCAATGCGCTCGCTCATGCAAAACTCATCGATGCCCTTCCAGTTATCTACTGTGTCAATGCCCAGGCGACCGATGCGCAGCAGTACGCTTGAGCGCGCCTTGCGTAGTTGCTCCTGTGCCTGTTCGCGGCTCCACTCAGAGCCATATTGCAGGGCGTCACACATAGCATCGAACTCTACCCGGGACATTTGTCGTAACGAGGTGGTACGGCCGTCAGTGAACTGCAATACCAGCTCTTCCTTATCCAGCCCCGGATTCTTGTTCAAAAGCGCGTAAAAACGCGAAAAACTATTCTTTGCCATAATGTTACTCCCCATAATAAAACTTGCAGAATTCGGCGCTTCTTTGATTCCAATAATTATAGCCCTTTTCGCTAGTAGCCCAGTCGAACACGCTCACACTGCTTGCGCCGCTGTGACCGCGCAGGATCCTGTCCTTTTCTTTACGCAATATGGGCATCTTCATTACCTCTTTTTGGTACTCATCATACCAGGGCTGTTTGCGTAACCAGCTACCTATTTGTCTCGGTGTTTTCATATTGTTATCCTCCATGATAAAAAATGCATAACTCCACCCTGCGTGAACTCCAGCAGTCATACCCCTGAATGGTGTCGCGCCATTCAAAGAGATTGATGCTGTCCTTGCCGGCGTGACCCCGCAGGATCCGATTCCGCTCTTTGCGCGAAATGCGTAGGTTCATTATCTGCGTGCGCCACTCCTTATACCAGGATTGCTGACGCAGCCATCTTCTGACTTCTTTCGGTGTCCTCATATTCTTCAATTTCATTTGTTGCTATTCCCCAATATTGTTCTGCTCCCTGCTCCCAAATAACCGCCTTGCCGGTAGGGCCGATAAAGCGACCTTTACTGAAAGCCATGTGTCCCTCTACCCATATCTTCAGCCCCGCATCAAACATCACGCTCTTAGCCGCCCTTCCTGCCGGCTGCTTGCCGTCGGCGTGTGAGACGAATATCAGCATCTTGTCACGGTGTCGCTCCTTGAAGGCGATATACTGCCGGTAGGTCATCTGCAGGTATTGGAACGAGTCAATCACTACGAACTCCGGAGAGCGAGGTAGCAAGAGACGACTCGACAGTTCATCAATCGTGGTCTCGGCCAATACCATGAAGTTGCTGTTGCACTCCTGCATATCGAACCTGCGTAGGGTGTTTTGAAAGCTGAAGGTGTAACCCTCTTCCAGGGAGACATAAAGCACACGTCCATGAGTTGAGAGCTCTTTGGCAAAGCTGACAACCGCCGAGGTCTTGCCGTTGCCGGAGCCTCCCCAAAAGAAGACAACCCCGGTACGATCAATCTCTCCGACACAGTTGCCCCACTCCCCGCCAAGGGAGAGCGTCCGGTGTTTTATCCGGATAACAGACTTTGCCGAAAGTGAACGTTTTCTCATTTTGAACAGCGTTTGAACAATGTTTTACGATTTCAACGATAGTTTGCGTTTTTCCTTATGAATGGACTTTTTGACACGGCGAAGGTCGTTGCCGCACTCGGAGGCTTCGGCCTGGACGGTGCGGATCGCGCGGGCATCATTCAGGCCGTTGGCCCTGCAGATCGCTTCCACTTCGTTGGAATTAACAAGCGCCAAATTGACGAACCGGCGACAGATCCGACTATCAAGCTCGTCATAGCCCTTCTTGCCGCGCATCACGCCCTTGCGCATGCGCTCTATCATGTAGTTGGTCGAGAGAAACACCATACCGCACTTATCTTCGAGAGCGTTATAGAGCGAAATGTAGTAGTACAGCACGGAGTCGGTCAGCTTATCGCCCTCATCGAATATCAGCAGCGGCGAATCCTGTTTAACCAGCTCCTTAATTATCATCTGTAGAGTCTCGCGGATGGTCATACCGGTAGTCCGAATGCCGATCTTGCCGGCAAGCTCCCGGACAAAGTCTCCTTTGTGCATATCCTCGGAACACACCAGACAATAAACATTGCGGTTTTCGCTCTCGAAAATAGATGCAGCAGTGCTCTTGCCGATGCCGGCCGGCCCGGTGATCCACATAACGCCGCTCTCTTCTTTGGAGTCCTGCAGATAGAGCATCAGGCTCCGAAATGCCGCAGTCTCGCAGATCTGCCAGTCGCCGCCTCCGGAGACTTGCGCAGAGAGGCGCATCCACATATCATCGGAGATATTCTCCCATTTGCCGTTGAGAATACAGCTCACGGTACCGGCAGATACATCCTTCAGAGAGTTGACTGCCTTGTTTTGGCTCTCGTAGCGGGCCACGTATGTACGCAGCTGCCCCGCTATCCGTTCTTTCATTTCGTTTGTCATATCCTTTTGTTTTAAGTTGTTCCTACATTCTGTCCCAGATATCTGCCTCATCCAGGTAGCTTATCTGCTTTTGCGATGCTCCGATGGTTACCGGTTCGACAGTGGTGGCCTCTGCAACCGACTCAGCTGCATTCTCCCGCCGGATCTCATCTGCAAACATCTCAAACTCCGCATCGCTGATGCCCTTGAGCTTGGGCATTCGATAGCCGTGTTGCTCCGGAGCGACACCGTGCTCGTACATCAGAGCGTGAGACTCCAGCTGCCGGCGCACGCGCTCCTTTTTGTTTTGGCGCTCCATAGCGCGAATGAATGCCGCTTCGCCCTCCTGTTGGTCCTGGATGGCGCGGTGTATCTTGGCGTAAGGCATCGCCTCGGTAACGAACTGAAGTCCGTATTTGTCCTTGGTGCAGAGTCGCACCACCGACATATCCTGAGGGTCGTACTGCACGTGAAACTCCCTACCGGTGTGACGGCTGCGCCAGTCAAAGTCCGGATTGCCGTCAGCATCGAACACCTCATAAGTGTAGGTCTGCCTATCAACTTGGATTGTGATACCACCTGCGGTAAATTTGCTCGGGCGCTCGGTGACGTTCCAGAACAGCTCGCGGCGCAGCACCTCATTGAGTTGAGTGCACTCGCTGTTAACGCTCTCAGCGTAAAGCTCGCAGCGTGGACGGTTGTACTTAGGGTGGTTCATCGAGTTCCACTTCTGACGCGCTTCGGCATATATTACAAGCAGCTCGTTGTATGTCGGCAACTTGTCCGCATTGGCCTCAATGAACTCGCGATCTATCTTGCTGGAGTCCATCTTGGCCGTAATGTTTTGACCGGTGAAACCGAATATCTGTCTTAGCACTTGTTCCTGAAATCTTTTGAAAATAGCCTCGATGCTCTTGCTTCGCGCATTGTATGGAGCTGTCGGACGGCTCACAGTGGCGATTTGGGCTAGCCAGATCTGCGCATCGGCGCGCTTAGTGCCACCCTGGTTGTCATACACCGCCTCGTATGGCAGCTGACCGGCAAACTCGATGGCATTGCGGAATGCCGTGCGCATCACCTCGAAGGACTCTACCGGAGATATCGCATAGCCAAGCAGCGTCTCGCTGTAGGCATCTGCAACCTCATATACGGTAGTGGTGGCAAGCACATACCTGCCGTCCCTGTATGCTTTATAATATAGGTTGAGTCGGGTGCCGTCGCCGTACCAGAGAGTGTCG